GCTACTTGTTCATTGGCATCTGCAAGTTGGTCTTTAAGTTCACCTGCTCTCATAGCAAGTTCTTGCATTTGTTTAGGGTCTGTTGCATTTGCAAGTTCTCCCTTCAACTCACGAAGTTCTGCTTTAATAGCTGCTAAGCCATTTAATTTTATAGGTATCTCAATAGGTGTTGAAGCCATACTTTATAATGGTAATTTTTTGTTTTGTGTTTTAAAGTTTATATTATTATCCAATTAGCACCCGTTGAAACAATTGTATAACTATCGTATTGGTTTAGTGTAATTGTCAACGCTCCGTCTATCGTTTCCGTTCCGAAAGCATCTACTGTTATAATTCCTGCACCACTATTTTTAATTGTGAACACTTGACCTTGCTTGTTTGTTGCAGTTGAAAGTGTAAGTGTAAAAGTTCCACTTGTACAATCTAATACGTTATCAGTAGCTTGAAGAGTATAGGTAGAGTTGATAGCCTTATAAAAGTTTACACTTGCATCATTTATCCTAAGCACACCATCCGCAGTTTGGTATACTATATTAGGAGCAAGTCCTCCCGATGTTGCTTGTGCATTATCTCTATATTCGGGAATGTTCCCAATCTCAACAAGTCCATTAGTAATTGATAACGCAATTTCTCCACCGTTGGAATTATCCAAAGTCATAGCAGGAACAGTATCATTTCCATACACCGTTAATGTAGTACCCGTATTAGATGTTACTAACAATTCAGCGTTACCAAATATAGCTGAATAACCATCAAAGTCATGCGTTCTATTGCCCGTAAATGTCAAATCAGTATTAGCAAAGTTTTCCCCAATTGCTACGCCTTCAGTTATGTTAACATACTTTTCAGTTACTATATTATCGTCTCCAATTATTAAACCCGTAGTACCACTTAACACTACGTTGTTTCGACCTTTAATCATTACGTCTGCGCCCGACATTACAACGTTATTATTGTCTACGCTTGTTTGAAGTATACCTTTTGTAATATGGCTAACTTGTGAATCAACGGGTAGCTTTGGAATCTTGAATTTGAAAGGAGCAAAGTCAATCTCGGAATCAATACTAATCAATTCGACCTTTGTAAATCCTTTTACGTTTGCGTTATAGTCTATTATTTTGTTTATGTTCCACCAACTATTGTCTATTCTAATCTTGTCATTCAATCGCATTGCTTGGATATCTCCCTCGTTCAAATCGAAGTAAGCTACCAACATTTTGCCCGTATTGATTTGGTTTACGGTACGTCTCCAATACTTGTTGTATAGATTATTGTTCGTTACGTTTACACCATCGTAGTAATAGAAGTCACAAGTTGCAAAGTTCAAATCGAAAGTAGGATTCAATGGATTATCGAAGTGACCGAGTACAGGATAAGTTGTTAAACCCGTTTCTCCCGTAGTGCCATAATCGTAAATATTATAAGCGTTGCAAGTATCAGTTCCACCATCTACTAAAATTCTTATGTTTGTCTTCGGAGCAGACCCCGCAATAAATGGAACGTATGCACCAAATGTAGTTCTTCCTACGGGAGTAGGTGAGAATATCATCTCCTTTGTATCGATTCCTTTCTGATATTCAGTATCGAATACATACTCAACTTGTCCGTAGATTTCATTAGTCGCACCAACGTAATCAGTATTGGGTAAGTCTTGGTCAGCCTTGTATGTGAGAATCATTTTCTTAGACGTGATGTCAGGTAAGAAGATTAATTCTTGCTCAATGTCCTTGCACAGTTTCTTAGTCCAATCTACTTCGTTACCGCTATCGTAGTAATCGTCTCTATGTTGTAAGATTAAATTGTTAGGAGCAGTCTTGTCAATCTCAACGAACAAGTTAAACATCGAAAGTATACCTTTCACAAAGTCTCGCTGCTTTATTTTCTTGGGAATGAATCTCGCCATTTCAACAGTCGAGCCTGAGCCTATGATATTAGTTCCAGGTTGAACAGTCATCGTAAGACTATTAACGTCTAGTATCATATCAACTTGTACGTTTGTACCGCCCGAACTATTTGCATCCTTCCAAAGTGGTGAGCCAGCTGATTCTACTCTAATACCAATTTTTGCAGTAATTACATCGGTTGGAACTAAACCACTAACGGGCGCACTTGCGTTAAATGTATCGTTTATGAATGTAGTTTGTCCCGAAGCTAAAGCGGAAGGTGAAGCGTTGCGTGTGTAACTACCTAAACCTAATATCGGAGTAGTGCTATAAATAACTCCATTCTTATACATTTCAATAGTAGGGTAATATCTATATTGAGCTAATAAAGAAGAAGAATATAAATAAGCATTTGCTCCCGTTGTATTGTCAAGGCTAAACTCCAAATCAACATTGAAATTAAACATTATAGTTTCTCCTCCTGTTACATAAAATGGAACTGTATATTCTCCCGTAGTTGGATTGAATAAAGTCTCGTTGTCTTGTATCTCAGTTAAATTGATTAAAGGCTCAACTGTTGAAACGTTTGTTCCTGCTGCTTGGGTAAGTGTATATGTGCTTATGTCAGTCGCTATTACTTCATAGTTTGCATAATCAAGAATTGGTAAATCTCCATTGTAAGGAATGATTAACTTTTCAAACTTAGCAGCTCCCGAAGTTGCCCAAGTATAACTGAATCCATTAGTTGCAAAGATAGAATCAAAGTAACGCTTTACATAGATAGCTGGGCGCATTTCCTTAAGCGGATAAACATTATCACCCGACCAAGGCAAAAGATATTTATACCCATCCGTTACCGTATTAGTAAACGTAGCTACAACATTACTAGCATTTATGACATGGTCTAATTCGCTAAAGTCTAAATCCGTTAAATACTTGTTATCAAGTTTGGTGAATAAATCAGAAGTTGCATCCTTAACCATTAGTTGGTATTCAACTTGCTGCTCGTAGTTGCTATTTGGCTGACTCTTATTAACTGATAGTAGTTGAAGATAGCAATCCTCCATGATAGGTATACCATCTTGAATTACTGCGCACTTAGTCAAAGCGTTTATGTCGAATGTTCCAGCTACTATATTTACATCGTAGTAGTGATTTAGTAAATCGTGATTATTCTTACTACCGATTGCAGTTAACGTTTTTGAATTCGAGCCTTTCTTTTGCGTCAAATCTCGCACATCTCCCGAAGCAAAGTTTAAAGGAAAGTTGCTTCCCTCTTTAATATCTATGAAACCATTTTCAAGTTGAATCCTAACCATTGATAACGTTTTGATTTGATGGTTTAACTGTTAAAGACTTTTTGATTAAGTTCTTGTTTCTTGACTTTTCAACCTCGAATGAAGTGTCTACAATTTGAACTGCTTGATACGTTGAGCCAATCTTCAAAAAAGCCAAAGGAGTGCTAACCAATTCTTCAAATAGAATAGCCATCTCTTCAGTCATGTAGTTTGTGTTTAAGTCAATCGTACTCGCTAGTAACACACTTGCATTTGTCATTCCAAAGTCAGTAGGATAATAGTTCCAACGATTAGATGAAACATAACCCGCAACGTCTCTATTGAATTCCGTTCTTTGAACGTTACCTTTGTCATAGCTTCTAAGTTGAAAAGCGAATGAAGGGAAAGAGCCTTTTCTATCTAAAAACAAAATCTCGTAATCTTCAATCTTACATCGTTTGTCTATATTGATTCGATACTTAACTGAGTATTGTGTACCTACACTTGATGCATACCAAAAATCGTAATAAGTAGTATCAGCTTCGACAAGTCCTCCCGTTCCGCTTACCGTTGTTAATGCTCCAACATTATTCACTCCAACAGTCACCGCTGTAATTACATTGGCATTACTTACCGCTTTCTTAAATACACTTCCGTTACTATTCTCAAAGTACATAAAGCCCGTAGAGACTGAACGATTAGGAACGTTTACGATTAGGTCTTGTTCAGGTGTTGCATAAAATCCCGTTTGCGGAATAGACGTTAATAGCAAATCAGTTGCAGCATTGCAATCGTAGCTCGTCTCGTTGTAGCTTATCCAATCAATCCAACTAAATGCAGCGTTGAACACTACCGCTCTACTCACTGTTACAACATTTAAGTTTTGTGTCTTGCGATTGTCAGCATAGTAAACACTTCCGTTAATCGTTGCATCCGTTACCTCAGACCATAAAGCAGAAACAGTAAAGTCAGTTGTTCCCGTAATTGCAATCACTACGAACAAACCTTCAAGTTGTGGATTAGCTACTCCATTATCCGCTTGAACGATTCTAACCTGGTCACCAACTACAAACGAATGCGTAACTGTTACCTTAACATTCCCTCCGTTGTTTGACAATGAAGCGGTATAGTTTACTCCCGTAATATACTCCTCGCCAATTCTTACATCGTATTCATAGAAAGAATTAGCTGCATTGTACATCGTTCCACTTGGTAAGTCATAAGAGACTTTATTGCTTAGTAGCTTAGATAAATCTTGCTCACCATAACCACTTGTTACCAATGGCAGAACTCTATACTCAGCTATTTGTGAGCCACCGTATTGAAGTACTTGAAAGATATATTTGAAGCCTAATTGATTCTTATTTGTTGAATCGTAGATATACTTTAACTCATTGTAAGCGGGTGAGAAAGTAAAAGGTTTTGCGATTAGTGTTATTGCCATATCTTATAATGGTGTTTATTTCATTCGTGTTTTAGAAGCTGAAGTATGAATCGTCAGTATAGTAATTGTCTTTTATAAACCTACCCGCATATTGAATAGCATCCATCGCATCGTCAAATAACTTGATTGGCTCATCCGTAATTGCATCACCGACTTTTTTCCATTTATAGTTTTCGTATTCTCTTTTCAGATTCGGATTGTCAAGGCAGTAAACCCCGAATGTTTTAATGTTGTCGATTCCTTTCTTTACTCCCTTCGTTGCATTGTTTATGTTATACCCGGCTATTTGAATTTCTGCTATTATCTCAGGTCTTGAATGGTCACCTAGTATATCAGCATTTTTGTCTATGCCTAACTCATTCATGCGCTCAATCAACATCGTAGTTGTTAGATAAGATTCATAGATTACCGATTCAACGAATATATCTTTTTCGTTCCAATACGGCGGCTCACAAATAGCTGAGTATCGAGTTCTGCCATTGGTAACAAGTGGTTATGGTGAACAAGATTTATCGAAGCTATTAAGTAATAAAGTCTCTTATGACTTACCAGCAGGAA